CAACTGGCACACCTGAGTATGGGATCTGGTGGTGTTCGCACCAGGCAGTTAGCGTGGCCATCAAGCCACCGTAAACGTGAGCTGCGTCTACTCCTTGGTGGCGCCTGACTTCTTCAAAGTACACCGCCTGGATATCGCCAACGCTGTTCTTGATCTCTCCGAGCCACTGCTTGAACCTGAGAAAGCGCATACCGCCACCTTCAAAGCGTTTGGGTTTTAGATCAACCCAGCCATGTACAACCTTGCCCTGCGTGAGTGCTGCCCAGCCAGTGCGTGTGCCAAGATCAATGGCTAGTACGGTGGTAATCAAAATACACCCTTCCTACGCATCTTCTCTACCCAGGCCTCGACTGCCTCACACGGTGGATCGTAGGCCTCGATATCGTCTGTCCACTCGAGCGCCTCGGTGATCACCTCTTCTGGGATATCTTCACCATCTTTGGCCATGTCTAACAGCTTGGTTGCCTCTTTGGGTGTCATGCTTGCGCTCCTATTAAGTTATTCAACCGCACACTCAGATCCGCATACTGCCTGGTCAACGTCTCTTGCAAGACCATATCAATCATCTGCGATCTGCTACGTGCTTGCGCCTTGCAGGCACGGTCTAGCATGATCAATGTCTCTGGCCGTATGCGTACAAAGATTGGCTGCTTTGGTGTTTTATTCATGGTCTGATGTAGGATGATTGCACAATGCAAGCGATGATATCAGTAGGACAATTAAATTAATTTGTCCTTTAGGGTATACACCTAGAAAATAGTTGATTTATTTGGGTTTAGAATACATCCAAGCGATATCACAGTGATATCGTGAACCACCGAGAAACAGGAGTTCGAACATGATTACGATTTTAGTTTATTGCAGATTACTACCAACCCCAGCATGGACAGAGTCACGTAAAGTTACTTTTGATCAATACCGTGAGATGGTTGCTTACATGGGTAAGACTGAGGGCATCACTTGGAAAGCGGTGTTCTAATGAAATACGTAGCCTACTACCGTGTATCTACCGCCAAGCAGGGTCACTCTGGCCTTGGCCTTGAGTCACAGCGCCAGCTGGTCAGCTCTTATGAGGCAGACATCATTGGCGAGTTCACCGAGATTGAGTCAGGCAAGATCGACAACCGCCCACAGCTGGAACTTGCACTTGATCTGTGCAGACGCAAAGGCGCAGCGATCCTGATCGCCAAGATTGACCGCCTCTCACGTGATGCAGCATTCCTCTTGACCTTACGCAAAGCTGGCGTGGACATCATCGCAGCTGATATGCCCAATGCTGGCACTCTGGAGTTCGGTGTACGTGCAGTGGTTGCACAGCATGAGCGTGAAGAGATCAGCAAGCGCACTAAACAGGCCTTGCAAGCAGCCAAAGCCCGCGGGGTAGTACTGGGTTGCCCAACACCAGAGATCGGCTCTGCAGCAGGCAATGCTGCCATCCAGGCACGTGCTAACAGCTATGCAGACCGCATCGCCCCAACCCTACGTGACGTGATTGCTATCTCAGGCGCCAACACCTTGCGTAACCTAGCTGCAGAGTTGTCTACTCGTGGCGTTCAAACCCCACGTGGTAACACCGAGTGGGCAGCCAGCCAGGTCAACGCCCTTATCAAACGTCTCAACATCAACCTCAAGGAGTTTAGCCATGCGTAAGACCACACCGTACAACACTGGCAAAGTGGCCATAGGCTCACGATATGAGCCTGCCAAACGCCACACTATGTCGCTCGATGAATTACGCATCCAGGATTCATTGATAAATCCCCCAGTTAAATTGCTTGTAATGCCTTACGACAAAGCCATTTACGTGCTTGGTGTCGTGGCCTTGCTTGTTGTCTGGCTCACTCAGTAAGGGGCAAGCATGACCGTAGGACAAACCATACGTGACGCCCAGCTCAATCTATTTGAGCAGCGTGATGCAACCTTCCTGGCACGTGCGAGAGCGCTGGCCGTACAGATCTGCCAGGCACAAGGCAGCGTCAGCATCAATGACATTAGACAAAATCTTGCTCTGCCTGCAGAGATGCACCCATCAGTACTGGGTGCTGTCTTTAAAGGCAAGCAGTTTAAGGCCGTAGGTTTTACCGAGGCCACCCACCCGCAGGCTCACGCTCGCATCATCCGCATCTATCAACTCAAGGAGTCCTTTAATGGTCAACAAAGTCACGCCTGACACCATGCTGTCAGCATCCCGCCTATCTTCAGTCATGGGTATGTCCAAGTACAACACGCCTAATGACGAATTGGAAATGTCAATCAATGCCATCCAGGGCAAAGAGCGCCCAGACATCGGAAATGAATCCATGGACTGGGGCAACCAGCTAGAGCCTTTGATCTTGCGTGAGGCAGCCAAGCGCTTGCTGCTCACAGACGTGGTTATTGATCACGACAAACCGTTCTTTCACATCAGTCTGCCACTATGCTGCAGCCTCGATGGCAGCGCCCAAGGCCGTGGCCAGGTCATCGTCAGCGATCCAGACAATGGCATCTATGTTGTCGGCCAGGACTCGATCACCCTCGATGGAGTTGGTGTGTTAGAGGCCAAGCTCACCGCCATGGAGCCAGAAGATACGCCACCTCTGTGGCGAGGTCCCATCCAGCTGCAGGCTCAGATGGATATCATGCAGGCCAAGTGGGGTGTGCTGGCCACACTCTACAAAGGCACTCAGCTGCGCTTGTTTATCTTTGCTCCGCACCAGGCCACGCTAGACAGCATCGCCAGGGTAACCACAGACTTCCAATCCCGCCTGGATAACTTTAAAGAGACTGGCTCGATTGACTACTACCCACCGCAGGCAGGCGAGAAGTGGCCAGACGCACGTGGCGCCTATCCAGTGGTAGAAGATACCGTCTTGCTAGATGCCGAGGCCACCGAGCTGGCGCAACGCATCATGGACAACAAACTGCAGCTAAAAATTCTAGAGCAATCAATTGCTGCAGATGAAGATGGCATCAAAGAGTTGATGGGCAAGTCAACCAAGGGCATCGCTGGTGGCTACACCATTAGCTGGCCAACTCGCAGCTATAAAGCGCAGCCAGAGAAGATCGTGCCAGCCAAAGAGGCTTACTCCATACGCCAGTCAACTTTAACAATCAAGGAATCTAAATGAGCAGTCTTACTAACCGCCAGGGCTTTGCGCCAGCTACGGTCACCGAGGCCATACAGTTCAGCGAGATGCTGGCCAACAGCAACATGGTTCCCAAGCAGTACATGGGCAAGCCACAGGACATCATGGTCTGCATTCAGTGGGGCATGGAGATGGGTCTAGCACCGATGCAGGCTTTGCAAAACATCGCTGTTATCAATGGCAAGCCATCGGTCTACGGTGACGCCATGATGGCTTTGGTGCAGGCCAGCCCAGTGTGTGAGGGCGTAGAGGAAAGCATTGAAGATGAGGGTACGCCAAACCCAGTGGCCGTGTGTGTGGCCAGGCGCAAGGGCAGGGCGCCAGTCACCGTGCGTTTCTCTGTAGAAGATGCTAAACGTGCAGGCCTATGGGGCAAGCAGGGTCCATGGCAGGCATACCCCAAGCGAATGCTGCAGATGAGGGCGAGGGGTTTCGCTTTGCGTGATGCATATCCAGATGTACTCAAAGGTTTGATCAGCGTGGAAGAGGCGCAAGACTATCCAGAGGAGACTAAGCGCCCACCCAAAGACATCACGCCACGCAACCCGCTTGATGCATTGCAGGCGCCAGCACCAGCACCAGCACCATCTGTAGAGTTCACTGCGCCAGATGTAGAGACTGGTGAAGTAGAGATCGTTGATCACCCACCGTTTGAAGAGTTGGCCACCGAGCCACCAGCGCCAGCACCAGCTGGTGAGTTTGCAATCATCTTGCCTGGCAAAGATTCACCGCATAGCACTCACGCCACGCTAGAAGAATGGCAAGATGCGTATGAGCTCTTCTGCGAGAAGATAGCATCCAGCCAGAAGATCAAGCCACGTGAGCGCATGACTAAGTTACGTGAGTTACGTGAGGCCAATGCTGACACCTTAAACAAGGTAGATACGGCCAAACGTGTGCGCCATATTGCTGGCCATCAACAGCGCATTGCTGCGCTGGGTGCTGCCACTTAGGCCAGTACTAACAAGGCCTGTTGGGTATGCTTGATGCGATCCTCCAGGCCTATTGTCCCGCCATTAATAATCTTGGTTACCTTGGCATGATCAAGGGCATCCGCTGGAGCATTGAGCTTGTGGGTAGACCAAAACCATCCAGCTGTAAGGGCAGCATATTTAGGAGTGCCAACAAGATCAGGGTCCATAACAAAATCCACGCCCAGCGCTTTACCAGCGTGGAAATAATTAGAGTGACCAGTAAGCTGAATACAACCCCTACCCCTAAAGCGATAACCGTCACCACTATTTTCGTCACGGTTACCCATGCGAGAAGAATAGACTTGATTTGCAATTTTCTTAGGGTTTCCAGCGTAGCCATTGGCCACCTCCAGTGTAGGAAATCTCTTAGGCCACAACTTCATTAGCGTTACAGCTTTGTAATTTAGATTCTCTTCTAGGATTCTGAAGTTCCCACACTCATGGCCACACTGGCCAATGAATGTAGCCTGCTGATTCTGGCTAAAAATTCCAAAGCGCTCAAAGGTTTCATTAAGTGGATCAACCCAGTCAGCACTGATGTGCAGCTTGGCTAGTTTCTCAGCGTTTAACATTGACGGCCTCCATTACTTTGTTGTAGCTGTCGATGCAGGCGTTGAGCTGGGCTGTGTTCCTGTCTCCTTGGGCAACGATTTCTGCAATAGCGAGGAGAGTCTCTCGGTCAGATTCACTTCCCGCTTGGCTGCTACTTCCGCTGGTAGGGGCGGTACTTGCACTGGTTTGTACACAACCTGGGGTTTGGAGGCGCAGGCTACTAGAGCGAATAAGCTTATTAAGAGAAGACTGTTTTTCAGTGATGGCATTGTTGGCCTCCAGCAGTTTGGTTGAGTTATCGGTAAGTTGTTTGGTTAGCTCTTGCTCTTTAGTTCGAGCCTCTTCATTCTTGATGGCGATCTCTGCCTGCATTTCCTGGTCACGCTCTGCCCATCCCTTGTGATGGCCATAGAAGTAGAGACTTGCAGCCATGACAATGGCGCCAATAATTAGCCAGGGATTTGGGATCATGTTTCAGACCTCGCTGCTGCACGTTCCTGTGCGATCTCTTCCTTGGCTGGATCAACGTAGTCTGGCGGTGTAGTCGGTGGTGGTGGCGCTCTCCACTCTTCATCAAGTACTGGGTTCACCCAAGCAGGCAGGCCACCAGCTGGTGCTGTCCAGGTAGATGTTGCAGGCGCTGCAGCTGGAGCAGGCGGGGTAGGTGGTGTTGGGTTACTTGCTTGAGATACCTTGTCTGCAATAGTCTGCACGCCCTTGCGAGACATCACGCCACCAATGCCACCAACAATAAGCAGCACAATGTCGTTCAACATCTTGGCAAACGCCTGGTCAATGGGCGCCATGCTCTTGATAGGCTGCACAACAAAGGCCAGGCTGTACAGCATGAACATCACAATGCCAGCAAGAATAAAGGTAACGATCAGGACCACAAAGGCCCAGACCCTTATCTCAATTTCCTCTTGGGTTAGCAATCGGTTCGGATGAAACTTGGGTTGGGGGTTGGACAATTGATTTCTCCAATATAGGTGCTACTAAATAATCGGGACAGTCTTGGGTGAATTGGCAATCAGGGCGCTGGCATCGCTTGGCCACAAAGTTCTTTGGGTCTTGGCAGAAGTAGCGATATCGGTCATCGCAGGCCGTGAGCAGTAGCAGTAACAACAGTAGATATCTCATTTAGATTCTTTCAATTCCTGTTTTAACTTTCTCAATTCTTTGATCTCTTTTTTTAGTTGGGCTTTCATATACAAAGTCTCAACGTATGCAATTGAAGTAGCGCCCACGACAACGCACAGCGTGACGCTCATCAAAATCCACCAGACAAGTTTTGTATTGCCCACATAAACCACCCAAAAAATAATGATATGAACATGACTGCAATGCCTCCACTGATCATTTCAATATGCCTGATCTCATTCTGTTCTTTACGCCACCTTGCAAGCCTGGCTCTCCTGATCATCTCTGCTCTAGCCCACGCCTGCTCTCTTTCAATCTGCCCATACATCTTCAAGAATCTGCTGTACAAGTCTTTCAATTCTGCTGGTGCATACACCATCGCCTCTCTGGTCTGCTCCATTAACTTCTCCAGCTGCAGCTCAATCAATGCTCGCTCGATCGCCTTCTTGCTGGTGTTTTGGTCTGGGTTGTAGTTGGTTTTGGAGTCTTCTTCAAGCTCTTGGTAGTAGGTGTTGATCTGCTGCTGGGTGTCAAAGAGGATTCCAATGTTTTCTCCAACTGACTTGATGAGTTCAAGTTCGAGTTGCTCATAGGATTGCTGTTGCTTGGCTGCAGCTGCTGGCTTTGACTTGGCTGCTGCTTTAGCAATAGGCTTTGCAATATCAACTTTAGGCTTTGATATGAACAGGCCAATGAACCAATCAAAGATTCCCTTGATGGCTTTGACATCTGCCATCGCTCCATCAATTGTTTTCTTAGCGCCTTCCAGCTGGATACGGCCTTGGTGTAGAAACTCGCAGCCCTGCTTGATAGCACTGAACGCACCTTGTGCCAGCATGAGAAGAGAGAATGGATCCACATCTTATAGACCAAAGAACTTATGGATGAATGTGGCTGCAGTGCCAGGGCCTAACAAGACGCAAGCAATCACTGCATACAACAAGTACTCAATCTTGGTCATGCGCTTTTCACCATCACGCAAGGTGCGCTCAATGTTGTTGTAGCGCTCAGTGCATATCGCCTCATGCACTGCCAGGCGAGTATCAGTATCCTCAAGCATCTGCAGGCTCTGGTGTATTGCCTTCAGCCACCCATGCTAAATATTGCTGGTAATTCATATTGCGTTCCTTGCGTAACTGCCATGATATTTACTTCTAGCCTCTTGTGCTACCAAGTCAGCCAGTTCTATATCTTCGTAATGCCCACAGAATATGCGCTTGCCATTTGCTTGTAGGCTTACTTTGTATTTGTTGTTTTCAGCGCAGAAAGATACATTTTTTAATTTGATTCTTCCTTTTGCAACTCTGTTCATAGCATTTTGTGAGGGTGTTGCTAGTCGCAGATTTTCTATTTTGTTGTTCTTTGTATTGCCATCAATGTGGTCAACTTGCATACCATCTGGTATTTCACCATTAAACATCTGCCAAATGACTCTATGCACCGCATAGGTCTTGCCATCAAAATAAACTCTTTTGTAGCCTTTGGCGTAATCAGTACCAGCCTCTTGACCAATAGAGATTGCATTGCTACGGCTTACCTTCCATAGCAACTTTCCGTCTTTGTATTCAAATAGATTATTCATCGGCTGGCTCTGGTTGGTTGCCTTGGCTGACCCACTCAAGATATTTCTGATAGTCAACATTATCGTTATCAAAAGGTATAAAGGCGTTATCTGATAAACGCTTAACACTTGTATTTTTGCCAGTATCGTTGTCTTTTATGAGTTTATACATTTCATAACTCCGATGATAATTGTGTTACGCCACCACTACAAGCAACACGACCAGCGGCAGAGGAAACAATTTCAAATCTAACCGCTCCTGTTCCTAATGTATAAGTAGGGCCAGTGCAATTACCTGTTGAATATGCTGTGGAGTTTGTTGCTGTTGGTGCTGTTCGCATAGTTACTGCATAAGGGATTGTGTAATACATAACTTGTGATGCCGCAGATGCATATGTAGCGTAACCAATCTCACCTACACCGCTACCTAATACTTGAAAATATCGTTGTGCTAAACCCAGTTCTTGCCCATAACTGCGGTAATCAAAACTCGTTGCGGTACTGCCTTTTTCTAGTTGTACGCCTGTGATGTAGAAGGTTGCGCCATTTGTGCCGACTACGCTTGTTGCGCCTGTGACTGATGCGTAATTTGCAGATGCCCATGCACCAGCAGTTCCATTGTATGTAGAACCCATACCAAGAGAAAGTGCTAACTGCAAACCAATTCCATTAGTTGCACCAATCCAAGTGCCTGATGTATCACCAGCAATAGTTATTGTTTTTTGTTCCCATGTATTAGCAGATGAAATGGTATAACTAAATGGATAACTGCGACTACTTGCAGAATTCCTTAAAGCCCCACCAAAAGTACCTGTCAAACTTGAACGAACCCAAAATGATAATGTGACTGTTGAGGCACTTGCAGTACCAAAAGCCAAATCTGCTGTATTAAAACCTTCTATATTTTGAGTAATAAAGAAAAAATCACTACTAAGAACAGAGTATGCGGATGATGACGTATAGCCTAAATAATTACTAAACCCTGTTGGTGGAGTAACTGAACCAGCATTTTGTTGAACAGTTAATTTAGAAGATTGCGAGGCTACAAATTTAAATCTATCTACTCCAAATACATCATTATTTGCAGTAACACTAGCCCCCGCATTACGCTGGTCAAAAACCATTGCGCCATTTATTATTCTTGATTTAAAGCCTGTGTACTGCGAATCAGATGCCAGCATTGCTGGCTGTACTTGTGTGAGTGCCATGTTAGTTTTCCAATCCCAATGCTTGTTTAAGTTTTGCTAACTCTGTCGGGCTTTCCAAAATCATGTCGGTTAATGACTTAGGTGCATCAACTTGATTTTGCTGTGGTGGATTTGGGTTTGTAAATGTGCTGTTTGCATAAGTCCAACCAATGCTTACCGTGTCTGTTTGAATGGCTATATGGCCGTCTTCAAATCCAGCTGGAGGTGTAGAGGGCTGTTCTTGATATTCAACAACATTGACAACCACACCGTCTTTAACAATTGCGTATTTCATACGTAATACTCCGTGACAATAATAATTCCAGCCGCGCCCGCTCTTGGTTGTGCGCCACCACCAGAACCTGTGCCACCAGCCGCGCCAACAGCGTAGGAATAAGTTGCAGAGGGCGAGTTAATCATTTTTTCTAGATAAGCACCAGCCCCACCTCCATTACCCGAACTTACGTTATATGTTGGCGCATCTGCTCCGCCTCCCCCTGCCCCTGTATTTGCTGGCACCGAAGTTGCACCTGCGTTATATGAACTTCCACCAGAGCCTCCAAACGGATTTGTTCCACCACCACCTCCCGGAATTCCTCCACCAGAGGAGAATCCATTGTAAAAACCAGTTTGCCCATTTCCGCCAGAAATATTTACATCTCCTCCAGTGGCTGTTCCACCTGCACCTATTGTTGAGCCAGCACCAGCACTTCCGCCGCCTCCTGTGCAAGTTAAAAATGACGAACCAAATGTAGTTGTTCCACCAGCACCATTTGTACCTCCGGTGCTGGAATTTTGTCCGCCACCACCGCCGCCGCCAGCCATACGAACCCAAATTGCTTTACAGTTTGTGGGTAAGGTGTATGTTCCAGACCCAGAAGTAAATACTTGAACTGTATGCGGAACTGTGGTTAAGCCTGTACCGCCATTTGCAACAGGCAGTGTGAAATTAGTAGCCAAAGACGTAGTCGTTACCGTACCCTGACCCGGTGCAATTATCTGAGTTATTGGGCTTGTGTAGTAAACATAAATGTTGTTTGTACCACTGGACGGAGCAGAGGTGAACGTGATGGTGTTACTACTAACTGTGAAAGCATCCGATGGGTTCTGTGCTACGTTATTGACCACCGCCTGCACCTGCGCCACAGATGCAACTGGACGGGATAGCGTAAAGGCGGTCGTAGACCCGTTACCATTGAAGTAATCAATGGCAGGAATAAATCCTTGAGTTGTATTAGTGTTGCCTATGAAAGCCATTTAGACCACCGTCAATCCTGATACCCAAGCGTCTGCTGATGTAGCCGCACTTGAGACTACTACCAAAGCATCACTTGCTTGCAGAATAATCCTGTTGCCTTGGATTACCTCTAGTGACCCGCCAACCGCTACAGTGGCTGTCTCTACCACATAGTAGTTAACTGCCGAACGGGTAATGTAGACATCACAGGTGATGGGTGAAGTAGAAGTGTTAGACACCACAAGGCTGGCTACAGCCAATGTGCCAGAAGAAACCGTAGTGACGGTTG